GTTTCTGGAAGAAACAAAAGTCATAAGGGCTGGAAAAAATATGAAAAATAAAAATTACAACCAAGGAAAATTTAAACCAAAAAATCCACAGAAATATGGTGGAGACCCAACAAATATCGTTTATAGGTCTTCTTATGAATTAAAGTTTATGCAATATTGCGATTTGACTGAAGATGTAATTTCATATCAAAGTGAAGAATTTTTCATCCCCTACCGTTCCCCAATAGATAACCGAATTCATAGATATTTCCCTGATTTTTTTATAAAGTATAAAGACAAAGAAGGCAATATGCGAAAGGTTATTATTGAAGTAAAACCTAAAAAAGATTTAAAAATGCCCGAAACAAACCCAAAAAGGAGAACAAAGTCTTGGGTATATTCAGTAAAAGCATATGCGGTAAATCAAGCAAAATGGAGTGCTGCAAGAGAATTTTGTGCAGATAGAGGATATGAGTTTCGTATATTCACAGAAGATGAATTGGGGATAACTAGATGATATCTGATGATATTTTAAAGCAAGCTGGAAAATCTGGATTTAAAAGTGGAGATTGGTATACTAACTCTTTGATGAATGAACTTCGTAATTATCAAAGAAAAAATATTAACCAGATGGATACTAGATTTATCATACCTGGAGATTTTGTATTCTTTCTATACTCTGCAAAGTATCCACAGAAATATAAATTCTGGGACCAACATCCTTTAGTTTATGTGTTAGAAATAGATGTTCGTAAAGGTCTATTTCTTGGGTCTAATGTTCACTACTTAAATCCATCTTATCGTGGAGGAGTAGTATCTTCTTATCTAAATAAAGAAGGAAACGCAAATGCTCCAAGAATAACTTTACATAATTATTTGTTTGCTAATGTAGTCAGTGATTTCTTCAAAGTTCCAGAAGATGATTGGAAAGGGGTTTCATTATTACCTACTGAAAGTTTCGTAGATAATAAAGGACAAAAAGTTCCCAAATATAGAGTATGGAGCTATTCACCTTCACAGTCTTCACCATAAATGGCACTAACCTCAGTTAATAAAGAATTTTATAAACCTAAAACTCAACCTGCATTAGGATTGGGCTCTACTTTTTTAGAGCTTAAGTATGACCCTGCAACTGGTAAAACAATATTAGAAGTATATAATGTAACTGCTGGTATTAGGGGGCCATCCAATACTGTTTATGAAGATGGAGTGTGGAATCTCCTTTCAGGAGGAATAGATACTGCTAGTGAAAAAGAAGCAGTTCACGATAAGGTAAAAACTGCAATAAAAAACGCAGCAAATCAAAGTAAAGGAAAGGTCCCTCCCTTCGTTGCGAATAATGAGCCATCTAAGGATAATCAAGGCCAAGGAAATCAGCCAACTCCTTCTCAAAGTAATCAAGGTCTTGTTCAAATTTTAGGCGGCATAGCTACTGATTTATTAAAACCTCCAAAATTTGATGTAAATTTTGACTCGGCAAATGAAAAAGAGTTATTCGGGGACGCGGCAAAATCACTATTAAGATATCCTGATGATATACTTGAAAATAAACAAGATACTTTCGTAATAACTCAATATAATTATCAAGCCCCAGGTGGAGATGTATTTAATAGCTTAAATTATAGCAGGGTATTTGGAGACCGTGGATTACAAAGAAATAGTGCTTTAAAAGACTTTATAGGCACTGTAATATTACCTATGCCAAATAAAGTAGTAGACCAAAATGCAGTTAGTTGGTCGGGAGATACTATGGGGTCAATTAGTATGGGAGTTGGAGGATACGCATACCAAAAGACGGGAGAGTTATTAGTAAATATGGGGATAATAAATACTGCATCTGCATTCTTAAAATTTCCAGCAGAAGCAAGGGCCGCAATACTACAGGCAACTATAGCGGGGTCTGCGGGTGGAGCAAATATAGCAGAGAGAGCAGATGTAAGAGCAATGATTGCATCAGCCGCAATGAAAACTGCAGGACTTGATATTTCACCAGAAACTATCTTATCAAGAGGATATGGGGTTGTTCCTAACTCAAATCTAGAACTACTCTTTAATGGACCTATTCTTAGAGGATTTACTTTTGGGTATCGTATGACACCTAGAAGTGAAAAAGAAGCAAAAAATGTAAGAAGAATTATAAGATTTTTTAAGCAAGGTATGGCGGCAAGAAAGATGACAGGACAGGCAGGAGAAGGTTCAGCATTCTTAAAATCTCCAAATGTGTTTAAACTCAGATATAAATCTGCGGGCAAACCTATTCCTGGAGTAAATAAATTTAAAATATGTGCCTTAACTCAGTGTGGAGTGGATTATACACCTGAATCGCAGTGGACTGCATACGAAGACCCATCTTCTCCCGGACAACCCGTATCTGTTATTATGAGCTTACAATTTAATGAGCTTGAACCTGTATATGAAAGTGATTACCAGTCAAATATATCTAAAATATTTGACAGGAAAGATGGTAATGATACAGATTTAGATAGTGTTACCGAAAACGATGTAGGATATTAAAATGCCGTATTTCAACGAACTTCCAAATATAAGATATGGTGCCGGTGCTTTAGGTTCATCCAGTAATGGAGATGTGGTCCTGGTAAAGAACTTGTTTAGAAGAGCAAAACTTCGTGAAGATATGGTAAATGCAGCAACTGCATTTCAGTATTATCAAATTAGAGATAATGAAAGACCTGACCAAATAGCAAAAAAAGCTTATGACGACGCAAACTTAGATTGGGTCGTATTGATTACAAATAATATAACAAATATAAACGAACAGTGGCCTTTAGATAATGAAAGTTTTTATAAGTATCTTTTAGATAAGTATGGCTCTGATGAAGAGATACAAGCAATTCATCATACAGAGACTTTAGAAGTTAAAGATGAATATGATAGATTAGTAGTTCCTGAAAAAGTAATCACAGATAAAGACCTAACTCAAGATGTTGTTGTAGGCTCAGGTGGGGGATTAGATTATCCACTATCCAGCTTTCCTGTTGCAAATGGAATACTTCCATTAAAAATTACAATTACTCTTGGCGACTATTTTCCAGTATGGGATAGACCTTCTCAAGATGCAGGAGTATATATTGCTCCTGAATATTTTGTAACTGATATTATTTTAAAAAATTTACGAAAGGGTATTCTAGAAGACCGTTCCACTTTGAATGTCTATGGAAGAGATGGAACAATTACAGATATAAAAATTCCCAACAGTTTGAATGGGTTCCCTTCTACTTGGGGAGGCTCTACTATAATATATGGAAGGGATGACGAAACTACTGTCTTCGCATATGGTTGGGTTTCAGACCCAATAAATATTGCAGGAGATACTCGTCTCTATAGTATTGCAGGAGAAACTATAGAGAATACCAATACCATAATCCCAATCTTTAGATTTAAATCTATCGGAGTAGCACCACTATGAGTAATTCACCAGTCCAAGGAATAACAATTGCATTCAATAATGAAACCGAACCCAGCTATTTAAATACTCAATATAATAATGTAGATGTAAGAAATCAACAACAAGATATAACTAACTATGAGTATGAAGTGAATGAAAATGAGAAAAAACGACAGATATTATTATTAAGACCAGAATATCTTGGAGTGTTTATTAGTGATATGAAAAATATTATGAAATACGATAAGTCTTCTGATTATATTGATAGTAAAACTAAAGGTGTATATAATCCAAAATTAAAAGGAGTATAAAAAAGGGTCTCATCTGAGACCCTTTACTTTATCACATTGAAGCTAATTTAGAAAAATAATTTAGAGCGTCATCTGCATCTTCATCATCCTCATCTTCAACTTTAGAAGATACTTTAGAAGCAGTTTTTTTGCTTTCTACAAGTTTCTCATAGTCGTTTTCTGCTTCTTCTTCAACTTCAGGGTCAACTTTTTTACGGGTATCTCCACGAAGTCCAAGAACAAGGTCCAGACGGTTCTTTAGTTCATCATAAGACTTGAACTTACCTTCATCAGTAAAATCATTAAGATTATACATTGATTTATAAAGTTTTTCAAGTTCTTTATCATCGCCATCTAAAAGTGCGCTAGGCTTATCAAAATTAGATTTATCATAATTCCAATATCCATCAACCTTACAGATTTTCAGGTTGAAGTCCGAACCTTCCCACATATCAAAAACATTGATTGCAGTTTCTCCCTTGAACTTAGGACGGAGAGCTTCTTCAATCTTTTCCCAAATCTTCTTACCATACTTGTAAAGAAATACCCTTCCATTGTTGTTAGGATTTTCTGGGTCATCAATTACATAGATGTTAGAGTAATAAGAAAGTTTTCTCTTACGGTCTCTTACAATATTTTGCTTTTCCTTGCTTCCAGTATTCCAGTCTTCACGATTGTTGTCGCAACCTTTATGTTCGTTAGTGTTCGTTAATCACTAACCGGGACTTACCCAGCTCATATTTTCATATGAGAGCAGACTATATCACACACCTAAAATATAGGTGTCTCCGCATTTTGAGATACTTATCTCTACTCCCGGTCAAGGGATAGTCGTTGAACCTTCCTCAAGTATATTTGAGGCTTGGATGCTGATTGCCTTGTGTAAAATAGATAAATACTTATCTTCATTTTTTAGAGTTCTATCTTTAGTTACATCTTTAGAATGTATTACTAAAAATATATGGTCATATCCTTGATTAATAGAAGATTTATGCTTAATGATATTCTCTTCAAGAT